AAAGTAGCTTCTGATAGTTTAGAAGCATTAGAAAATACCATTTCAGCTTTACAAAAAGAACAAAAAGAAGTTAGTTTTGGTAGTGCTAAATATGAAGCGTTAGGATTTCAATTAAAATTACTACAAACTATATACGATGGTTTGACAAAAAAAGCAGAAAAAACAACGGAAGCTGTAAAAGGAATAGAACTTAGCGATGAGCAAATTTATGAAGATTACTACGCTTGGTTAAAATTAAAAGATGCTACAGATGAATATATCAAAACCATTACTAGCAATTCTTTTAATCAAGCGTTCGACAATATAGGATTATCTTCTGCAAAAATGTTTATGGATTTTGATGCCGAAGGTAAAAGTACATTTGATAAGTTAATTGAGGGTGCTGATACTTTTGCTGAAAAATTTGCTATCACTTTTCAAACTATTGGAGATGTAGCACAAGACGTTTTTAATATGATGCAAAACCTTTCAACTCAAAGGTTAGAGTTACAATTAGTTAATTTAGAAAAAGAAAGGGATATTGCTATTGCATTTGCTGGTGAAAGCACAATGGCAAGAGAAGAATTAGAAGAACAATATAATGAAAGAAAAAGAAAACTACAAAGAGAACAAGCGCAACAACAAAAGAAGTTAGCAGTTTTCAATATTCTTATTAATACTGCTCAGGGTGTTGTAAGCGCATTAGCTTCTACGCCACCAAACGTGCCTTTATCTATTGCTATTGGAGTTATTGGAGCATTACAAGCGGGGATTGTATCAAATCAACAAATCCCACAATTTGCAAAAGGAACGGACAGCGCACCCGAAGGATGGGCAATAACACAAGAAAAAGGGCGTGAGATTATAACCGATAAAAGTGGTAAAGTAAAAAGTTTAGGTAACGACAAAGGTGCGCAATATACCTACTTAAATAAAGGTGATAAGGTATTTACTAATGCCGATACCGAAGCTATGATGTTTAACTCTAATTTAAACAATATGCTTTTAGGTAATGGAATTGTAATGCCTAAAGTTGATGTTTCAATTAGCACACAAGCCATTGAAAATAAACTTGACAATCTTACAAGTGTTATTTCAAATAAAGAAGGTTTAACCATTGTAAGAGATGAACGAGGGGAGCGTAAATATTTACGCAAACAAGCTGAAACAAAGGAGTTATTGAATAATGTATTAACCTATAAAGGAATAGATGTTTAAGCATTTTTTAAATTTTATTAGTTTACCCGATATTGGCACTATTGAAATAGGTGAGCCGATTGGCTTCGACAAAGCTAGTTACAAAGTAAAACAAGATGACAAACGTTTTGGCCGTGATATTATAATCGCAAATGAAGATACTGAACTAACTTTTACTCGGGATTTCTTTGAGCAAATGACAATAACTCAAATATTACCCGATGGAAGTATATTTAACAACGCTTCTTTAGGTTTTGATTATTTGATTGACATTTTCAATAATGATGGTTTTGAGGGTAAAGTAGAGTATATTATACAAAAAGACAATATTACTTTTAGTACTGGAATATTCAGCTATTCAACTGCAAGTGTTGAGTTTGATAATATCAAAGTTAAGATAATTCAAAATACCAATAGAGAAATTATTAAACGTTTAGAAGATACTGATATAAATGCTTTTAGTGATAAAGCACTTGATGGGAGAACGATAACGCCTTGTGAAACTACCAATATACTTTTGAAGGCAAAGCCAATAATTCAAGAAAGTGTTTGGAGTGCTCCTACGAATGATTTTGTTTTATCGCAATGTGTTGACCCTGTTACTGGATTACTTGCATCTTTTTGGTTTAATAACGTTAGACAAATAGAAAAAAGCGAAATAAGAAACACATTGACGAATTTTGATTTGTTTTCTCAAAGAGTTTCAAATAATTGGACGCCAAGTTTAGATAATTTTAGAATTATAAAAACAATAAATTCTTTAAAAAATGTAAAAGCAACAATAGAACTACATTTTAAAACGGAAGTTTTAACTGAGCAAGGTTTTCCATCCGTAAGCAGAGTGTTTGGTTATATAGTAAAAGGTGCTTTTGGAACTACTTTTTTTGATAATTTTTACAATGCAGGTGCAGGAACAGGAATACAAGCAAACACTTATATTTACTATCAAAGCGGATATGTAGGAACTGGAACACCGCCAGCTGGTCAAACAATTTCGCTTTCAAGTGAAGTAAATACTGTTTTTAATGTAGATATAGGAGATTTAGATGTAGGAAGTCAGGTGTGGTTTGTTTTTGGTTGTATATCAAATCAAACTTTGACTATATTAAAAAACACACAAATAAAAACAAAGTTAAGCATAACCGCTACTGCTACTGCTATTGATACAGTTGTTAAAGGAGTTCGATTAATTGATTTAGTTAAGCACAATGTTAAAAGTTTAGCCGATGTAGAAGTAATTGCACCCGATTATGATGTAAACGGAGAACACTACGACAATTTCGCTTTTAACGGATTATTATTAGGGCAAATTACAGATAAACCATTTAACAATAAATTTAAAGAGTTAATCGGATTTACTGATGAAACTTGTAGCGATTATCAAGTCAATCCTAATACAGTTGAAATACTGCCTTATAATGAGTTTTATACTGATGAATTATTAGCTGAATTTGAAGAGTTACCAAGTTTTAGCACAAACACTAAGTATAACAAAAGATATACTCTTAAAACTGCTGATTTTAAGTATAAGCGGTCAAGTTCAGAGAGAGAAACAAACGGACAAAACTCCATTGATGACGTACATACTGAAACTCAAAAATTCATAACAGATACAGTTGATAGCAATTTAAAAGTAGAAATTAATCATATTAGAAGTGCGTTTTTGATTGAACAAGCTCGACAAAGGGCGTTTGATAATCAACAAACGACATCATTACAGAATGATGATAATTTGTTTTTATTAAAATGCGTTCCACTTGCACCAAGTAGCGAGGGTGGTTTTAGTGCGGTGTTGCTACAGCAAGTTGACACTACAACTAATAATTTAAAAATATTAAACAATAACATTGATGGAGATGGAATTGATTTTAATTGGACTTTATTAGGTTTCAAAGTTGGAGATGCTTTTTATATTGACTTAGGTACAAACGCTGGAGTTTATACAGTAATATCGATTACTTCAACAATATTGGAATTAGATAAAGTTGTTGGAGTGCCTACATTTACAGGGGAAGAGTTTATAAAACTAAGATGGTATTTTACCGATGTGCTTTATACCAATCAAACAAACGAGGGATATACATTAATAGAAGGAGTTGCAAATCCTACGGATTACTCAAATTTAGATTATAGCTGGGCAAGAAATATACAACGATGGTTTCCTTATTTAGCAACTGCAACAAAGTTTAAACCAAACGGAATAATTAAAACAGCTTCTTTTAAGACAAATGGCAATTTAATTACTCAAAAGTTTGGAGAAAGTCAAAGTTTAGCAGATAGTGGCGATATTGATAACGCTATTATATCTACAAATAAAATACTAAATCCAAATATACATTCAGTAAAAGTTTATGCACCTTTTGATGAAGTAACAGAATTAATAGATGACATACAAAATAAAAAAGGATATGTTAAAGTGAACTTAAACGATGGCAGAACTGTAAAAGGGTACGTAAAAGAATTAGATTATAGTTATATTAAAGAGGAATTAGATTTAGAAATTGAAGAAAAATTTGAAGGCGATTTTATGGAAATTACAAGTGCTGGAATTACGTTTCCACAATATCCAAATAAAAATAATTTAAATTCATTCCAAATTAATAATAATTTTGTAGTTTTGTTTGATGAAAATGAAAATCAAATGTATCCACCTGTAAGATTTACTAAAATAAAGATTAACGGAGTGCTATTTACAGATTTAACAACGTTTACAGATGCTTTGACTACATTGATAGGATAACAACACAATTACTGTCGTGAGACAGAGATTTTATTTATGCAAGATTTGAGTTTTATTCGGCTTGAGCCAAACTTCCAAGATGCGAAGAACACAGGACAAAGTAATATGGCTTCAATATTCTTTAATGGTCAAATTTGTTTAAGCCCGAATGAAACTTATTTACAAACTACAAATACAAAACTCGGAATTGCTTTTGATGGTAACTATCAAGTTACTATTATTGATTGCGATGGTTTACAATTACAAGACATTACTTCAAAAGTAGCTATAAACGAAAGAAGTATTAATGGACTTCCTCAAATAGATTTTGAGATTGTTAATATTAATTCTGATTACTACGCTAAAACTGTATTTTTAAAATTTAGGCATACTGTTTCAAATTACGTTTGGTATTCCAACCCTTTAAATATTACCAATTACTTTATAAATGAAAGCTCCCGTTTTGATTATAAAAACGCTACCGATACATATTATCAATCAATCCGCTTAAAGACTTATTTTACTGTACCCGATGCAGAAAGTCAAAGTAGCGAATATATTACTTATGATGGTAAAAAACTTACTTCAAGATTAATTACAACCGATTTAGAAAAATACATTTTTGATAAAATTGACAATTTCACTTATAGAAGGTTAAATAATCTATTGAGCAGAAATATCATTTACATAAATGGTAATCGAGTAACGGACAAACAAACTATACCAAGTAAAGATAGAATTGCTGATAGTAATATTTTCAATATTGATTTTAAAGTAGCTATTGATTATAATGAAAATTACTTAAGTGAATTACAAATATTTGGTGTTTTTGATTTGATTAATAAACAACCTTTTGGAAATTATACTTTAGCTTCTTTGCCGAGTGTTTTAACAGGAACTTTTAACAGATTATTTACAAAAGAAATCGGCACAATAAAACTTTATAAAGACAACGTTTTACTGAACACTTACAATTTAGCAAATATAACTGTTTCGGGAGTTAAATTTACTTTACCTTTAACTGGTGTTGTTGTGGCTAATGGAAGTTATTATTTGATTATTGATAACGGATTATTTAAAAGCAGTTTAGGAGAAGTATATCAAGGTATTTCAAATACAACCGATTGGGCGTTTGTAGTTTCAAGTGGAGAATACAGTAATACAGATTACAATAACGAATATTTAATAAATTAAGATATGGCAACAAAAGCGGGTTTAATAAGATGGGTCAATAACTTCTAAATATACTCAAGCAGTTGAGAATTTGGATTTGATAACTATTCCTAATAGTTTATTTTTTGCAAAGTCATTACAACTCACAGCATCAATAGGATTAGTTACATATAGTAGTAGTATTGCTCAAGATTTTCGATTTATATATTTTGAAAATGACAAAATAAAACTGAACGGTTCAATAAGTCAAAACCAAACAATATTTATTAATGCTCACTATCAAACAAACGATTAATTATGGCAAATATTAACTGTGTACGAATAAGTGCAAATGATTTTAGCGAAAATATACTAAGTAAAAAAGCGTCTTTTGATTATGGTGTAGATTATACTGTAAATTCAGGAAGTGGATTAGTAGAATTACAAAACATTGAGAATTATACATCCGATGTTAACGTTTTTAAAGGTGTTAATTCCTTAAAGGTAACAAATACAAATTACAAAGTTACAGACTTAGTATTTTCAAGCCCTAGCGGTTTAGATAAAGTTCAAGTTGATGCTCCAACAAATGCTTTTATATCTCTTTATGTTTTAAATCCAATAGTAACAGCTATTAATACTAATATCAAGTTAGAGGTATTTATGGATGGAAGTCCTAGTAATGTTTATTTCTTTCCTTTAAATAGTACTACACTTCCTGACGATAACGAATGGAGCAGAATAGGTCAAAATATATTTTTAGACAGCGGTTTTGTTTATACTTTTAGATGGACATTACAAAAAGATGCTGCAAGCGTTCCTACAAGTAGAACAATTTATATTGATGGTTTTTGTATTCAAAGATTAAATCAAAATAGCTTAGGATTTCAACCTTATTTATATCCAAAAGATATATTATTAACAACTTCTCAAACTATTGACGTTCCAAGTATTTCAAGCAACAGTAATTACGTTGTTGAAGTTACTTTAACTGGTGCAGAAATTGGGGATTTTGTTCAAACTACATATCCAGCAGAATTAATAACATTAGGTATTATAGTAGGAGTTCCAATAGTTACGGCAACCAATACTGTAAAAATGATTTTACATAATCATAGTGGTGCTTCTGTAAATCCAGCGAGTGGCAGTTATACTTTTAAAATAGAAAAATGAGTACATTAACAATAAGAAAAAAGAGTTTAAAGACTTGGTTGCATACAGATAGCATTTTAGGTGATTTTATCATTTCAAAATTCTATTTTAGTACTGATAATGTTTCTTTTCAAATAGTCGAACAAGGGCAAAGTAAACGAGTAATTTATAATATAACAGATATTACTTTATATGCTTTGCCGAGTGGTGGGACTGCTGAAACATTTACTACTATAACTCAATTATCATTAAGACTTGAAGAATTAAATTACCCCGCTTTTCAATACGATGGGCAAATTACTTCTATTGCTAATTTAATCGATGAGGGTACAAATATTACTATTACTGGAGATGGAACGGAAGCAAATCCTTATGTTATAAGTGCAACAGGCGGTGGCGGTTCGCAAAACCTTCAACAAGTAACAAATGAGGGTAATGAAACTACAAATCATATAAAAGTAAAATTAATTGATGAAACTGATGAGTATATAAGTGAAATTACTCCAAATTATATAGAAGTTAGCAAGAGAGATATTGCTTCATCTGATATTATTAGAAATGCTTTTGATGTAAATTCCATAACAAGATTTAATACTTTAGAGGGTAGTTATTCAATAAACCTTACAGAAGCTTCTGATGCAGTACCAACTTTAGTACAAAGAGTTTTAAAAGCCCCAATATTAACAGCAGATGCTATTATTGCAACTACTGACGATATTCCAACAATCGATGCAACCCCTACCGATGGCAGTGTAAATGCAGTAAGTAGTAATGGTGTGTTTGATGCTTTGGCTACTAAAGAACCAACAATTACAGCAGGGACAACAGGACAATATTATAGAGGTGACAAAACCTTTCAAACTTTAGACAAATCAGCAGTTGGATTAGGTAACGTTGATAACACAAGCGATGCGAATAAGCCAGTTTCTACGGCTCAACAAACTGCTTTGGATTTAAAACAGAATAGTTTAGGTTTCACTCCCGAAGATAGCGCAAACAAATCCACTTCAACGAGTGACAGCGCAAGTAGTGTAAAATTTCCTGTTTGGAGTGCAATTTTATCTTACTTTGATGTTACACGAATAAAAACCATTTTAGGAATTACAACTTTAAGTGGAAGTAATACGGGAGATGATGCAACAAATAGTCAATACAGTGGATTAGCAACTTCCAAACAAGATACTTTAGTAAGTGGCACAAACATTAAAACAATAAACGGAAATAGCATTTTAGGAAGTGGGGATATAGTAATATCGGGCAGTGGCATTACAGCAGAAGAGGCAATTGGTTATTCATTAATTTTCGGTTAAAAAATAAAAAAATATGAAATCATTTATAACACCAAATTACATTTTTACTCCAGGAGCTTCTGGAGTTGGAACTATCAATTTATTAGGTATTCAAAATTTTGATATTAAGAGATTGGTAGCAATCATCAATATCAATAGTAATATTATTATTTACAATGTAGCAAATCCATTAACAGGATTTACAGCGGTTAATAACAGCGTTATTACGTTGGATTATAACACAAGTACAATGTCATCAACTGATTTATTACAAGTCATTTATGATAATGAAGATGCTATAACTAATAACGAGCTAATTCAAGCTATACAAGCTATGAGAATGGGTATTCAATCGCTTAATAGAACTATTGGATTAGCGCAAGTAAACCCTGTAAATGGTAATTTGTATGTTGATGGGTCGAGGGCAACTCAACCCGTATCGGGCAGTTTATCAACAGTATCAACAGTAACGACAGTAACTAATATGTCGCAATTAGGTGGGCAAAATGCAAACTCAGCAATTATATCACTCGAAAGAGGTACAGCAGATAATTTAAGAAGAAATATAAACGTAACATAAAAAAAATGGCAACAACAAACGGAAATAGAAAATTATTAGACCTGAAAAGATGGGAGCAAGTAACACCAGCACCATTAGTAACAGCAACAGGTTCATTTATTGCTTCATCAAGACACTTTAGACAGCAACAGTTGTATGTTCAAGCTTTAACAAATGCGTACCTTTACAGTCCTTCAGAGGATGGGTGGATTCAAATACCTTCACCAGCTTTGGCGGGTACATTATCAGCAGGCGCATCAGGTGTAGCAAGTTCATTTGGAGCAGGGTCAGCAATAGCTTCATCATTAACAGCAACGGGTGGAACGACATCTACTATTATAACCAATCAGACTTTGGCTCGTTCATTGGCTGGTTATTCTGTTCATATCTTATCGGGACCAAACGCAGGGGTAACGCTTCCGATAGTTTCAAACACAGTGGGAACAAATGCAACTATTACAGTAGCAACACAAGCATCAGCATTTACATCGTCAACAGTTTACAGACTTTGTACGCCTGTATGGTATGTTGTAGGTTCAGGTACTTTGGCATCGGGTTCGTTTAAAAAATACGATTTTGCTACAAACACTTGGGTAACTCTTGCACAAACTGGATTACCAGCATCCATTGCAACAGATGGTAAATTAATTAGCACCCCAAGTTGGTTAAATACCGATTATAAAGCATTTGCAACAGGAACAGCAACAGCAGGTGGTGCATCTACTTTAAGCAATAATGGTAAAAGTTGGGCAACAAATCAATGGGCTAATTACCAAATTAGAATTGTAAGCGGAACGGGGGCGGGTCAAATTAGGACTATTGCATCAAATACAGGAACGGTTTTAACAACAAGTGTAGCTTGGACTACGCAACCCGATGTTACTTCTGTTTATTCAATCGAGGGCAATGATGATTTTCTTTATTATATGGGTAACAACGCAGTTACAATGTATCGTTATTCCATTTCAGCTAATACTTGGAGTACACTTTCGCCAACGGCTGCAAGAGCAGGCGCACCTACCGCTGGTATGTCAGCTCATTGGGTATATGGTGTTACAAATACTGAATGGACTTCCGAAAATGCAATCATTAATGGAAGGAGAATTTACTCATTTAGGGGGAATGGTGCGGTGCTTGATTACTACGATATTGCTTTGAACACTTGGGTGTCAGGGGTGCTTTATTCGCCCGCAGTTGAGGCATTTGGTACAGGTTCTAAATACACGTATATGGGAGATAAATTATACATTCAACTAAACAACAACAATCGTTGGTTTGAGTATGATATAGCTGGACAAAATATGATGGGTTGGACAACAATGCCATTAGTTCAAGGTGCTGCGATTGTAGGCGACACCGCCTTTGATGCAACCTACTACGATGGTGCAACAGAAATACACTATGTGTATATGCTAATCAACTCATCTACACTTATGTACCGACAAATGGTTATTTAACTTTAATATTTAAAAAAAATGATACAGAAATTAATTAAGCAATGCGAAACAAGGTTGAATTACCTTAAAAGTTATCGAAATTCTAATATTGAGTTGGGGAACGATGAAATAGTAAACAAGGTAGATACTGAAATTATTGAAATAGAAGAAACTATTGAAAAATTGAAAACTCTTTAAAATGAAAATAATGTATGATACATTAACGGTAAATGGTAAATGGTCGCAAAAAAGATTGATGACTTTCTCTTCTTTTTGGGTTGCTACCCTTTACGCCTTTATGCCAGTTTTGTACAAAGAATTTGAAATACACGAATTTGTATTTTTAGG